AGTGAAATCACAGGATCAGTTGTCTACCACAAGCAGCCTACTGACAACACGAGAGGTGACTTCGAATTCACTGGCGGTGCTGGAGACACTACTCCTGCTATCCCAGAGATCAACGTATCCCTAGCTTCTGAAGCTATTGTTGCTAAGACTCGTAAGTTGAAGGCTCAATGGTCACCAGAATTCGCTCAGGACTTGAACGCTTACCACAGCATCGACGCTGAGGCCGAGTTGACTTCAATGCTTTCTGAGTACATTTCTATGGAGATCGATCTCGAGCTTCTTGACATGCTTATCCAAGACGCAGTTACTACTGAGCGTTGGTCAGCTGAGAACAACAAGATTTGGAACGGTACTAACTGGACCACTTCTACTTCAGATTTCTACAACACACAAGGTCAGTGGTTCCAAACCCTCGGTACTAAAGTACAGAAGGTATCCAACAAGATCCACCAGAAGACTTTGCGTGGAGGTGCTAACTTCCTAGTAGTTTCTCCAACTGTTGCAACTATCCTCGAGTCAATCCCAGGATATGCTGCTGACACAGACGGCGACAAAATGGATTTTGCAATGGGCGTTCAGAAAGTAGGTCAACTTAACAGCCGCTACCGCGTCTACAAGAACCCATACATGACTGAAAACGTAATCCTTATGGGCTACAGAGGTTCACAGTTCCTAGAGACAGGAGCCGTTTACGCTCCTTACATTCCTCTTATGATGACACCTTTGGTGTACGATCCACAGAACTTCTCACCAGTGAAAGGTATCATGACTCGTTACGCTAAGAAGATGGTTCGTCCAGAATTCTACGGTAAGATCTTCGTCTCTGACGTAGCTACTATCTAATAGAATCTTAGTAAGATGATATAGAGAGGGGCCTTCGGGCCCCTTTTTTATTTCTATTTATTGACATATTAACTAACGTTACGTGCATGTCCTCAAATCATCATGAAGACGAAGTCTTCAAAGCAAAGAGACGTCCAAAGAATCCTATCAAGTTTAACATCACGTTAAACGAAGAGCAGAAGGCCGCCAAAGAAGTAATTCTAAGTAACCCCGTAACAGTATTAAGAGGTATGGCCGGTAGCGGTAAGACCTTGGTGGCTGTACAGACGGCGTTAGACCTGCTCTTTACCGGACAGGTGGAGAAGATTATCATCACCCGGCCTACGGTCTCTAAAGAAGATATCGGTTTTCTACCCGGTGATATCAGAGAAAAGATGGACCCGTGGCTTGCCCCGATCTACCACAACCTATACCTGCTATACGATAAGGTGAAAGTCGACCGTGAGGTAGAAGATGGAAGGATAGAGATTCTACCCTTTGCGTTTATGAGAGGTAGGACATTTATCAATGCATTTGTGATTGTAGATGAAGCCCAGAACGTAACCCACACCCAGATGGAGATGGTGCTAGGAAGACTAGGTAAGAACAGCTGGATGTCCATATGCGGGGATCTAGCCCAGATCGACCTCAAGACCAAAAAAGAGACAGGTCTTTCATTTTTAACCCGGGTCGAAGAGCAGGTTAAGGGCGTACGTGTTGTTACACTTAAACAGAACCACAGACACCCAATCGTTGAGCCGATCTTAAAGGTATACGAGACCTTTAGAGATTGAACTGTCACTGCTATTTATATTTAAACTGTAGACATGGCAGATATTCAGATTTGGAACGGAACTTCTAACTTTTCAGCTGGTCAAACTCCATTCGGTTTCTACGACACCGATACTGAGTTTGTTACTGATGCTAACAGAGTTGCTAAGTTCTGTGGCCAGAGACTAGGCTACCCTTTGATGGATGTAGAGCTGCAGTCAGGATCATTCTTTGCCTGCTTTGAAGAAGCAGTAACAACTTACGGCAACGAAGTATTCCAGTATAAAGTTAGAGAGAACTACCTCTCGATGGAAGGAGCCTCAAAAGCAGGAAGCTTTAACAATACTTTGATCCAGCCAACCTTAGGAAGGGTGATGGAGATCACTGAAAACTACGGAACTGAAGCAGGAGTAGGAGGAAACGTAACTAAGTACACCGGTTCGCTTTACGTCTCGGGCGGGGTACAGGTTTATGACTTAGATCAATGGGCTACAGCTCAAGGAATCACCGGAGGAATAGAGATTAGAAGAGTTTTCTTCGAAGCACCACCAGCAATCCTGCGTTACTTTGATCCTTACGCCGGTACGGGCACAGGCATCCAATCACTTATGGATGCATTTGACTTCGGATCATACTCTCCCGGTATTAACTTCCTGTTAATGCCCGCATACTACGATCTTTTAAAGGTTCAAGCTATTGAACTTAATGATCAGATCAGAAGATCAGCTTACACATTTGAACTTATCAACAATAAGCTAAGACTCTTCCCGGTCCCCAAGACGGACGGCTATATGATGTTCGAATATTTTAAGACAGATGATAGAAGAGCTGCAGTTTCCGGCTCCGGGGCTAACCTGATTACCAATATAGGGGAAGTTCCTTACGGTAACCCTACTTATGAAGGCATCAATTCAGTAGGCAGACAGTGGATATACAAATATACCTTAGCTCTATCTAAAGAATTGCTAGGATATATCCGGGGAAAGTACCAGCAAATCCCAGTTCCGGGGTCAAACACTGCTTTAAACCAGGCTGACCTGCTTTCGGATGCAAGGACAGAAAAAACCGAACTACTTACCCAGCTCAGAGATATGCTTGAGCAAACCTCCAGACGCAATCAGTTAGAGAGAAAGGCCAACGAAAGTGAATTTATTAAAACAACACTTCAGAGTGTGCCGCTAACTATTTTTGTAGGATGATACTGCTAGAAGAACTTTTAAGTGAGGTAGAATTCAGGATGTACAAGACTTATGTCTATGTAGAGTTCAATCCTGATACCGACATTACTACCATCGCCCAGCTAATCAGAAGCGTAGACAAGGTCGCAGTCGTGAATAACAAATCTAATAAGGAGGATGACAGACCAAGGGGTCTGCTATTGATAAAAATTATCACCACTAAGCCAGCCCTTGAGACCTTCCAGGAATTACAAAGAGCTGCAATGACTACAATCCCTGACCTAAAAAAATTCCAATTCTCTGAACGTCACATCGAGCAATCTGAGATATGAGTTTATTCGGCAGTCAAAACGATTTTAAACTGATCCGGAAAATGAACCGGGCCCTGCTTAGAGACATCATCCAGCAGGAAGCAGTTTACTATAAAATTTCATTAGAGGATACCCAGTCCAATATCTACGGAGAATCTCTTCATAAGACTTTCTTACCGCCTGTTCTTATCAATTGCCTACTAACGACCTCAGATCAGACAGCTACCGCAGATGAATTCGGTCCTGATATTCAGAGAACTCTTTCATTTGCTTTTCTGAGAGACGATCTAGTGGACGCAAGCCTGGTACCGGAGATCGGAGATATTATAATGCTATATGAGAACTACTACGAAGTAGATCTTGTAAAAGAAAATCAGTACTTCTTCGGTAAGGACGATTCTTACAACTACGGAAGAGGGGATAAGCACGGAGAGAGTATTTCAATAATCTGTGAGACTCATCTAACAAGAGCCGACAAGCTCGGAATACTACCGACTAGATAATGGCACAGCAGAAATCCAACAAACCTATTCCTAAAACTCAGTCCGAACTGACTAGGGAGCAGATCACTCCCTATGATGGACGAGGATTAGCTCCTGCTTCTAATAAGCAGAGCCGTGCGAACCAAATTTCTCTAAAAGACGATACGGTAAAGCTACCGATAATCGGGTTAAAAGATATTGATGAGGCTATCGTATTCTATTTTAAGAATGTAATAAAGCCATCGGTAATTCAAAACGGCGCTAAGATTGACGTACCGGTACTCTACGGATCACCTGAGAGATGGTCTTCAGTCCAGAAAGACGGCTTCTACAGAGACAAAGACGGAAAACTGCAAGTACCTCTTATCATGTTCAAGAAAAGTAACATCGAGAAGAATAGGAACCTAGGCAATAAGTTAGACGGTAACGAGGTTAACAACTTTGTGATTTATCAGAAAAAGTATTCAAAGAGAAATATATACGACAGGTTTTCACTCCTTGGGAACAGGAATCCTTCTGAAGAACTTTACGGAGTAGTCATTCCTGACTATGTTACGGTAACTTACCAGTGCGTTGTTTTCACCGACTACGTCGAGCAGTGTGATAAACTCATTGAGGCTTTGAACTTTGCTTCGGACTCATACTGGGGGGATAAAGACCGGTACAGGTTCCGGGCTATGATCGATTCTTTTACTCCTACTATTGAGATGGTCCAGGGCCAAGACCGAGGAGTAAAAGCTACTTTTAGCATTAAGTTAAATGGATATATAATTACAGATACGTATAATAGAGATAAGGCTAACCTTAAGAAATTTTACTCTAAATCCCAGCTCCTCTTTAGTGCTGAGACTGTAACCGATGTTAATGGAACACAGGTACAGTCTACGTCTTTTGAAAATAAAGGAGCAGTAAGATTCTACGATGGTCAGCTTAATGCACCTCAAATAATAACACAAATCGTAGCCGGTATGACAGCAGAAGAAATAGTGTACGTTTCGCTAAGAAATGCAACGATAGCGAATTCTAAATCCGGCAGTACTGCTACATTTACTAATAGAACGATTGTAACACCTCCAAGCGGATTTGCTGCAATTACAACTAAGGATTTTGAAGTTTATATTAACGGTAGAAGAGTGCCAGATTCTCAAATCACCTCAGTCACTCAAGTAGGTGCTGATATTGACGTATTACTTGATGTTGCAGGATTCTTTGAACAAGCTGGTGCAGTTTTACAGACAGTAGATGAAGTTTTACTTATAGGAAAGTTTAATTAAAATGTCAAGGATAGGCCTAAGAGAATTAGATCCATCAGGATCGTTAAATATAACAGGATCCTTCTCAGTTCAAGGGCAAACCGTACTGTATCAAACTGCAGTAAGCCAGAGTGCCTTGATAGTCTCAGGAGCTATAGAGATCGTAAAAGCACAGATTCAATCCCAAGTAGTTTCAGCCAGCCTAACAATTCAGAACCTAGGCACCCTTGCAGATCGAAGCAGTAATGCTAATTTAGATTTAGGAGGTTTTTATTGATATTTATATTAAGACTCAAACAGCACCACAAAAATGGCACAAAAAATATTATTACGTAGAGGCGGTATAGGAAACATTGGCAGCACCATCGCTGTAACGAAGGGTGAACTAATCTTTGCTTCAGGAAGTTCTGGCGGAGTAGAGAACATAGTTTTCATTGCTAATGCAGACGGCAACAATACCTTCACTCCTGTAAGCAGATTAGCCCAAGGTACTGCAGCAGCAAACTCGTTTAACTCTACACTAAACGGAACACCTTACTACAAGACTGACTCCCAGGCTCTCTTCATTCTTAATAATGCCGGCAGTACTGCATTAGACCTTTCAGGTAACTTAGAGGGTACTACTATCTCTAGCATCACTGCTACGGGTTCATTCAGCGGATCATTTACAGGCAACGGTTCAGGATTAACGAACCTCTCTCTAGCCAGCATCACCGCACCGGGCAGTACCACTGAAGTACTTTTTAACAACGCAGGAGCTATCGCAGCAACAAGTAACTTAAAAGTTACTGGAACAGCTTTAGATGCTACGACTTTAAATATTAATACAACCGGAAACATTACCGGTTCTAATTTAAAGCTAACCGGCAACGCTGAGATTAGCGGTAACGTAGTAATCGGAGGTAACATTACAGTAGGTGATGCCAATACCGACTTTATTAGCTTTGGAGGAGAGATATCTTCTTCAATTGTACCGGACATTGATAGTGCATTTGACCTGGGTAGTACTTCAAAAAGGTGGTTAAATATCTTCGGAGATAACGTAAGCGGGTCTACAGCTGTATTTGCAACAGGTATATCCTCTTCAGGATATCTCTATGCAGCAGGAGCTCTAGATATAGACGGCAACGCTACTATTGCAGGAACTCTAGCTGTAGCTACGGGAATCTCTTCCTCAACGTATCTTTACGCCGGAGGCAACCTAGACGTAGAAGGAACTTCAACATTAACAGGAAATACAACGGTAGGAGCTACACTAACCGTTACTACAGGAGTTTCTTCTTCGGGATATCTCTACGCTGGTGGCAACCTAGATGTAGATGGTAATACAGACCTAACAGGCACCCTTACAGTAGGAGGTCAAACAAACCTAAACGGAAATATTAACTTAGGAGATGCTGCAACAGATGTTATAGCATTCAAGGCCGATGTAAGTTCAAGTATTATTCCTTCTGTTAATGCCACCTTTAACATCGGTGGACCCTCAGATAAATGGTTACAGGGATACTTCGTAAGCGCCTCTATCGATAGCTTATTAGTCGGCGGAGTTAACCCAATGGCAATGACTCTTGACGACGTCATGAACAATGGTAATACTACCAACAATGATTTTGTCTTAAACAATAACGGTAACCAGTCCATCACCCACACCGGTGCTACTGGCAACCTATCGATATCTTCTCAAAACGGTAGCACCTTAATCGAAGGCACAACGTTTGCAGGCAACAACGTAACCATCCCCGGCAACCTCACGGTACAGGGTACGACTACGACGATCGATTCAACTACTGTCAACATCGGTGATAACATCATCGTTCTGAATGCTGTAGGAACAGTAGCTGACGGAGGTATACAGGTAGTAGATACAACAGGAACTGCCGGAACCGGTTCACTCCTTTGGAACGCTACTTCAGACTACTGGTATGCAGGGGTAAGCGGATCAACTCATTACAGGCTAACTACTTACGATAACGCTTCTCCTGCTGCTAACAGCATTCAGAAAGTAGACAGTAACGGAAGGTTAGTAGCATCATTAATAACCGACAACGGAAGTATTGTAACTGTAGCAGGAGCTATCAGCGGTAGTACAATCACTGCTTCTACAGGATTTGTAGCAACCGGATTAACAGGAGTTATTGATACTTCTTCTAGAGTAATCTTTAGAGACGGATCAAACAGATTAGGAGCTCTTGCAAACACAGACTCAGCTATAGAAGTATCAACACTAGTTGGATATAAAGCTGACGGAACTTTCGTAGCAACTTCGGTAATCGACGGAGGAACGTTCTAAAGAAACTTATTATAGATTAAGAGAGCCGGCAACAGCCGGCTTTCCTATTTATAAGAGTCTATATAGACATTTGCAGGTAAATACCCTTTAAAGAAGTTCCATCTCTATGGCCCAGAACATAAAACTGAAAAGATCTTCAGTATCAGGCAAAGTCCCTACCACCGCCCAGCTAGAGCCCGGTGAAATAGCCATCAACACCGCCGACGGTAAGCTATACTTTGAAAGAGACGATTCCAGCATCCAGACCATCGTCACTACTAATGCACTAATCACCGGTAGCTTAAATATTAACGGATCAGTAAATGTATCCGGAAGTTTAATAGCTTCAGGAAGCTTAACCGTTAGAGGAAGCGCTGCGGTAGTACAGGAGGGTATTTTAGTATCCGGTACGACTACCCTTACCGTTAAATCCATTAGTACAGGTTCATATGAAGGAGCCTTCTTAGACTACTTAATTGTAAGTGGAAGCAACAAAAGAGCCGGCACTCTGACCTCGGTCTGGACCGTTTCGGATATCGAATGGAAGGATGTCTCTACCCTAGATTTAGGGAGTACTGAAGGTGCAGAATTCACTCCGACTCTTGCCGGATCTAATGCTAACATAGTCTTAGCAGTACCGGCCGGAACCTGGACAGTAAAGGGTCACCTAAGATATATGTAACATATTTATATGAACAATAACAACCGTCCTTTGGATAGAGAAAAAGGAGTAAACTATGGCTAATAATAAGTTTGTTGCCCGGAACGGCATCCTATCGAAAGATGACTCGGTAATTTCCGGTAGCCTAGCTATCTCAGGAAGTCTTTCAGTCAGTATTGTCCCGGTTGATAACGCCTTAACTAGCTTCTTAGTACTAGCCGCAGACGGAACAGTTAAGACTCGGTCAACTGGAGCACAAGGTATTCAAGGTATTCAAGGTACCCAAGGTACCCAAGGCACACAAGGTACGACAGGTACTCAAGGTACTCAAGGAATTCAAGGTATAACAGGCACCCAAGGTATTCAAGGAAGACAAGGTACCACTGGTACTCAAGGTATAACAGGTACCCAAGGTATTCAAGGAACTCAAGGTACTACTGGTACTCAAGGCACAACGGGTGCTCAAGGTATTCAAGGTATCCAAGGTATTACTGGTACTCAAGGTACTCAAGGAATTCAAGGGACCCAAGGTACAACAGGTACCCAAGGAATCCAAGGCATAACAGGTACCCAAGGTATTCAAGGAAGACAGGGTATAACAGGTACTCAAGGTACTACTGGTACTCAAGGTATTCAAGGTACCCAAGGTACTCAAGGTACTATCGGAACTCAAGGTATTCAAGGTACCCAAGGTACTCAAGGTACTATCGGAACTCAAGGTACTACTGGTACTCAAGGTATCCAAGGTATTCAAGGTACTACCGGAACTCAAGGTACTACTGGTACTCAAGGTATCCAAGGTATTCAAGGTACTACCGGAACTCAAGGCACTACTGGTACTCAAGGTACAACAGGTACCCAAGGTATACAAGGTATAACTGGTACTCAAGGTATCCAAGGCATAACAGGTACCCAAGGTATTCAAGGAAGACAGGGTATAACAGGTACTCAAGGTACTACCGGAACTCAAGGCATTCAAGGTACTCAAGGTATTCAAGGTATTCAAGGGACTCAAGGTATTACTGGTAATCAAGGCACAACAGGTACCCAAGGTACTACCGGAACTCAAGGTACCCAAGGTACAACAGGTACTCAAGGTATCACCGGTACCCAAGGAATTCAAGGAAGACAAGGTATAACCGGAACTCAAGGCACTACCGGAACTCAAGGTATCCAAGGTATAACTGGTACTCAAGGTATTACTGGTACCCAAGGGACTACCGGAACTCAAGGTACAACAGGTACTCAAGGTATCCAAGGTACTCAAGGTATCCAAGGTACTCAAGGTATCCAAGGACCTGGATTTACT